CTATATGGGCTCAGACGTGTAGTAAGAGGGACAGTAGAAGATTTTAAGGAACTTGATAAACAATTTAATGAAATTGCTATTGTTTCAGAATACTCAACGAAAGAAATGTGGCAAAACTTTGAGAGTGTAAATAGAGTAGCTCAGCAATTTGGTGTTACTACTGCGAATGTTCTTGAAGTTCAAAATCTATACTACCACCAAGGTAAGTCTATGGCAGAGGTTAATAAACTTACTGCTCAGACCTTAACTTTAGCAAAAATCACGGGAATGGATTATGCTAATGCAACAAGTAACTTGACTGCGGTTTTAAATGCTTATAATATTGCCGCAGAAGATGCTGTAAAAGTCACTGATACTATTGCGGCTATGGATACCAATGCGGCGATTTCATCTGAAGAATTGATGGTAGCTTTAACAAAGACAGCTTCAATCGCGGCAAACGCAGGTATGAGTCTTGAAAGTACAGAAGTATTCTTAACCAAGATGATTGAGACTACTCGTGAAGCCCCTGAAAACTTGGGTACTGCATTAAAAACAATTATCGCTCGTTTTGGTGAGGTAAAACAACAGATTGATGGAGAAGAAATTGAGTTAGCAGATATTAACAGAGTTGACACTGCTCTTCAATCAATTGGAGTAACACTAACAGATACTGCAGGCCAAATTCGAGATTTGGATGAAGTTTTTATGGAATTATCTTCTAAGTGGGATGATTTGGATAGAAATACACAAAGATATATTGCAACTATTTCTGCGGGTTCTCGTCAACAGTCTCGTTTTATTGCGATGATGGAAAATTATGATAGAACTTTAGAATTAACTGAAATTTCTCAGGATAGTGCAGGATTAAGTGCAAAACAATTGGAAAAAGCACAAGAAAGCTTAGAAACTTCTACAAATAGATTAAAATCTTCATTCCAAGAGCTTACTTCTACTTGGATTAAAATTGGGTTCTTTAAAGGTGCTATTGATGGGGCAAATGATTTTATTCAAATGCTTAATAAGATGCCAGCGCCAATGCAAGCGGTTACTATTGGATTAGGCGGATGGATTTTAAAAACACAGGTTCTCGACAGAGTTCTTTTGACTCATAAGATTATTCAAGATGGGTTAACCAATGGGTTGATGGCAGAAGATATTGCTCTTCGACTTAATAATGCAAGACAAGTTAAGAGAGGCGGTATTTTAAGTACTTTAATTCATATTGGAAAAACATATAGAAAAACTATTACTCAACAGGCGACTAGAGAAGCTGCATTGACAAAGATTTTAAAAGCAGAAGATGAAGCACTTTTAAAACAGATAAAAGAATTAATGGCAAGCGAAGAGATTCGAGAAGAGATGAACGAAGAAACTATGGAAACCATTATACTAACTGCCTTAGAAGAAGAATCTCTTGAAAAAGTTACTGATGAACGTCTTGCACTTGCATTAGCGACTCTAGCACAAAAAGAAGGTTTAGAAGAGCTTAACAAAGAAACTCTTAAAAATATTGCCCTTGAAAAACTAAGAGGAAAAGGATTGCCTAAAGAGAAAAATGGAAAATTTGGTAAAATAAAAGAAAGATTTTCTAATGCTAAAGGTCTTTTATCAGATACATATAATGGCGCGGGCGGAGGAATCAAAGGTATAAAAGCAATGGCAGGACAAAAAGTCGGAGCTTTGCTTGGAGGAAAGGCCGCGACTGGAGCTCTAGCAGGAGTATCTATTGGAACTGCATTGGGAGCAATTGCAGGAGTAGTTGCCGCACTTGGCGCAGCATATGTAATTTATACGAAGGTAATCCGTGCTTCTGTAGATGATAAAAAAAGTGTAGAAAAACTTGCTGATGCACAAGAAAAATATAATGAAACATTAAAAGATTATAAAACTCTTCAAAAGAACGCTCAAAAATATGAAGAATTAAGATATAAGACTTTTAAAACCGCAGAACAATTAGAAGATGAGCAATCTGCCGCAGAGGCGATTGTAGAAGAATATCCTCATTTACTAGACTATATAGATGAAGAGGGTAACTATCACTTAAAAAATTCTGAAGCTATTCAAGCAGAGATTGATGCGAAAAAAGTTCTTACAGAGCAAAATGCAAAAATGTATGCACAAATGAGATTATCATATACTAAACAAGGTATATATGCAGATGAATCATCTGCGGCCGGCGCAGCAATGAGTAATTTACAATCTTATTATTCAAGTATGGATAAGAAAACTCTTAAGAATGTAGCTAAAGAAATTGATAAGGCCGGTTCGTTTAATGGAAGTGTATTTATTGATTTTGCAGAAGCCTATGCTTCAGGAGATAAGAGCTCTTTTGGATATAAAGATTTTAGTAATCTATTCCAAGGACAAATTACTGAAGAGCAGTTCAGCAAACTTGCAGAAAATTTTGCTGAGACAGGAGATATTTTAAAAGCATTAGAATATTCAGAAGCATATAAAGGGCAGGAGGATGAGCTTGCTCGTGTATGGGAAGCTCTAAATCAAAACACAGGAAACTTATACACAAATCTTCTCAGTGGAATTGGAGAAGAAGTTAAAAATATATATGTAACAGAGGCCGACGTGGCTATTGATAATGCGCTTCAAGGAACAGATACGAATGAAAAAGTAAAGAAGAGTGCTCAGGATTATTATTCAGACATAAAAACTGAAGAGTACAATAAACAATATGAAATAGCAAAGAAAAAGAAAAGAGAAGGATGGGAAGGACTACTACTTGAACCTGATATTACAAAAATCGATTGGAAAGCAATGTTTAGTGACCCCTCAAAAGTTGCCAATAAAAAAGCACAAGAGACAGCAGATGAATTTATGACTAGGCTAAATAGTGCATTATCAGATTCTAAACAAGCAGAAAAATTAAATGATTTTTATAATAATATTGGTGGGAAAACTCTTGAAGAGTTAGAGACTCTACAATTAAAATTTAAAGGTAAAGATGATGCTATTTCGCTTATAAAAACACAAGAACTTACTGAACAAATAAAATTACTTGATAATTTTATAGAAAAGATTAAAGCATTAAATCTTTTTATTGAAGGCTCAGAAGAAAAAATAAATTTAGTTGGCTTTATAGAAACCCTCACAGGAGACCAAATTAAGCGATTAGAAGAAATCTACGCGCAAATGGGGAATGAAGCAGGAGCAGAATTCACCAAAGGACTTGAATTAGCACAGAAAAAAGGGTTAAATATAAATGATCTATTAAAAATCGATCTTACAGATATTGATTCTTTAGTTGCTGGAATGCAGGATGCAGAACTTTCAATTGATAACTGCTCAGAAGCTATTGCTTGGTTTATAAGTGCAATGGGAGGAATTGACGCTGTTCTATTTAAAGACCTTGAAGAAGGAGCAGAGAAGCTTCAAAAACGAATCGAAAAACTAACAAATAGCTTAGAAAAAATCAGCAAGCTTGAAGCGGGAGAAGGCGGAATTAGTGAAATTGCAACTATGCTTAAACACCTTGATAATATGGGCCAGTTAGAAAATTCTGATGATGTAGACGCTTTTGTGTCTGGATTGACTTGGACTAACGAAGGGGCAAAATACGTCGGAGATTCTGGGAAGACTTATGTTGACTCTGCGCTTGACGCGACGGGTATTGAAGTAGGTATTGCATATAATACAATAGAAGAAACAGAGAAGAGACAGGAAGAGTATTTTAAAAAACATAAAAAGGAATTAAAGTTATCTGCAAAAGAACAAGAACAATATGAAGATGCCATTCAAACTGCAGCACTTGGTACTGCTGGTATAGAGGCTATCTTTTATGAAAAATGGAAAGCTCGTCAAGAAGGAATTGTAGAAGGTCTTCAAAAAGAAATAGATAAACTTAAAGAAGTTAGAGATGCTTATGCTGACTTAGTAGAATTCATTCGCGGATATGATTATTATCAAAACTTAGATAGACAATTAGAACAACTCGGAATGGATGATGAAAAATTCAAGTTTGAAATTGAATTTTCTACTAATGAAGATGTTATTGCAGAAAATTTAACAAATAGAGTTAATACTATAAATAATGAAATTGCCGCAAACTTGGCAGGACAACGCGCTGCAGATGAAAATGCTTCAATGTATAGAGATAGCATTGAAAAGAATTATGGCGATTACGCAAGCTTTGATAGTGACGGTACAATAATTGTCAATCAAGAAAAAATGTTCGAATTGCAACAGAGGATTACTGCGGCGAGAGTTGCAGGACGCACTGAAGAAGCTGCGTTACTTGAAGAAGAAAAAAAGGGAATTGACGCTTCTATTCAAGCATATGTTGAAGCACAGCAAAAATCAAACGAATATGCTAAAGATGTTCGAGAAAACTTTAAAGAGCTAGAAGCTGTATTAGATAGTGCATATCAAAGTCGTGCAAAAGCGGAAGAAAAAATTTACGAAATTATAAAAGAAAAAGAAGACAAAGAGCTTGATAATTTAAAGAAAAAATATGATGCTATGAAAGAAGAGAATGCTGCTTATTTAGACAGTGTTCGTAAAATGGTCGATAAAGAACGTCAAATTAGAGATAGACAGAATAGAGAGCAAGATGTTGTGGATAAAGAGAAAAAATTGGCGATGATGAAGATGGATACTTCTGGTGTATATAAAAACCAAATTCAACAGCTTGAAAAAGAACTTGCTCAAGATTATCAAGATTTGGAAGATGATGCAATAGATTCAAGAATTAATGAAATTGAAGAAGAACACAATAAACAAACTGAAATCTGGGATAAAGAAGTTGAATATTTAGAGAACTCTCTTGAAGAAAAAAGAAAACATTATTCCAACTATCAAGCAGAAGTAAATGAAATATTGATGAAAGGTTCTGACGAAGCGACAGCGTGGATTATTGCTAATGATGAGAAATTTTTAGCAGAAACAGAATCCAATCAGGTTCTTTTAAGAAAAGATTATCAAAAAACTATGGCAGATGCCGTAGCAGCCAATGAATTTATTGGTACCTCATTAATTGAAAAAGTTTCTAGAAATCTAGAAAATTGTCAAGATTCTGCAAAAGGTTTCGAGGATGCAGCAATTCAATATGGAGTCTCAACTACTGCATCTAATGATGGTGTTTCAAAAACAGTAAAAAATCTTTCTGATGATTATTATGCATTAACTGGAAGAGTTGAAGGACTTGATGAAGCAGAAGATAATCTAAAAGATGCGATTGGAGATGTTGAGAGTGCATCGAATGAACTTAATTCTGTATTACAAGCAAACTATGAATTAGAGCATGGAAGAGTGTGGCAATTAATTGAAGATTATAAAGAACTTGCAAGACAAATGCAAAACGTTGATCAATTGAAAGAATTGTTAGCGACAGAAGAAGCAATTGTTTCTAATATTTCTGCAAATGCGCATGGTCAATTATCTCAGGATGTCGTGAGTACTACTGCAACGGTAATAAATGGAATAAATTACTATTATTATGGTCAAGATGAAAATGGGAAAGGACTTTATGCAAAAGAAGAAGATACTTATACTGCTTTTGGAAATAGATTCCTTTCTTATGGAATGAATATTCCACTATATTACCTAGAAAAAGGCGGACATCGATATGCAAAAGGTGGTTTTGCAGATTTCACTGGACCCGCATGGCTTGACGGTACTAAATCACATCCAGAAGCAGTTTTAAATGCACTTCAAACAAAACACTTTATCCAATTCACAAATGTACTTGATTCAATTTTCTCAGATGCAAAAATACCAAAAACCCATCAGCCAAATCAACAATTAGGAAATGCAACATATAACTTCACAATAAAGGTCGATCAAATGGCAAGTGATTACGATGTAGACAAGCTTATTGATCGCATTCAAGACAAAATGGTAAAAGACAGTCAATATCGCAATGTAACGATATTGAAGAAAAGAAATTAATTTAAGGAGGCGGAAGAATGGCAGACTTTACAGGTTTTTATCTTGATGGTATCCATTCTTCCACCTATGGAATTCTTCGAGTTAGCGATGGAGATCGTTATAAGGAAGGCTTAGTTCCAGAGTTTGAGGATAGAGAAATCGAACTCTCAGGTGGAAGTGGTAGCATCTATGTAAACACACAATACAAAAAAACTCCTTTTGATATAGAGATTGCTTTTGAACATTTAACAGAGCAACAGTTCAGAGATATGCGAAAATGGCTGGGAGGAGAAAAACTTCACTCTTTTCGATTTGATGAAAGACCTTATAAAACTTATTGGGTGAAAATGGAATCAAGACCAGAATTAGAATATGTTTGTTTTATGGAAGAAAGTGATTCTGTTTTTAAACAAGAAGAAAGAATTTATAAAGGAGAGGGGACTCTAAGTTTTGTTGCATATGATCCATTTGGTTACTGTATAGATAATAGTATTCAAATGGTAGAAGACGGAGCAGATATGACCGAAGTTGGATTAATAACATTCGAAGATGGAATTAATTGGCAAGTATTAGACAGTTATACTCCTTTTGAAATTATTGATAATAACGTAGATGAATGGGGTATAGTGAGTGGACTAAAAACTTCTTCACAGCTAAAAAATTATAATAAATTTTTTAGTTTAATTAGTCAAGAAACACGAGAATATACTTCTTCTTTATATAATCCTGGAGATTTTGATACTGATTTTGAACTTATGATTTCTTTTCCAGAAGAAGAAGGAGAGATAGAAAATTATACATTAACTTTCTTACTTGCAAAGGAAGATGAGGACTTCTCCCCAGTCTTTCAAATATCTCTTGAAGGACTGGATTATTCTAACAAAGTCGTTCTAAATAGTAAAAAACACTCTTTATCAGTATATAAAAATATTGGTTCTGCACCGACTTCAGTAAAAAAAGATTTAAGATATGATTTGGTAAAATCAACTGATTGGTTTAAAATTCCTATAGGAGAATCTCGATTAAAAATTGAATGTGCGCGAGCACTACCTTCAATAGATTTTAAAATAAAATATAATTATAAGTATTATTAAGAGGTGAAAGGAGAATGGTAAATTACCAAATTTTACTTTGTGAAGAGTTTAGAGACGGAGAACATGTAGTTTGTGAATTAGGCTCTTCTTCTAGTCACTTTTCAGGAAAAGCAACGAATCCAAATTTTTATACTAAAATTGATGGTACACATGAATTGTCTTTCTCAATTCCTTTTAAATATTTGGACGAAAACGCAGGAGAAATAAAAGAGAATGAATTGATTAGATTTGTTACCAATAAAAGTAAAATTAGATTAATTAAAAATCCTGGACCGAATCAAGAAATATTTCATTTGGTCGTTAATAACAAAATAGACAAAGATTCTGATGGGATATTATCTTACGAATATACTTGCACAGATTCTTTTATTGAGGAACTATCAAAAACAGGTTACTCACTTTCTTTTGGAGAGGAAGTGGGTCAAGGTGGTCTAGGTACAATCCATGAATTAGCAGAACAAATTTTAGATGGTACTGATTGGAAGTATATAAAAGAAAATACGGGAACTCTTTATGAATACAGTACAGAATTAAAATATAATATAGATCAACAAAGATATGACACCGTTTATATTCCTAAACCAGTGCATCCTGTAAAATTCATTCCAGAACTTAAAAGGTATTGTAATTTATTATCTGTAAAAAATACAGAAAATGGAAAAGTGCACAATATTTATTGTTATGAAGATTCTGAGCAAGTGGTTTCTACTGCTTCAAAGAATTTAATTTACAATGCTAGTAATTTTATAGATTTAACAGGATGGGAAAACTATAGAATAGGGAATGATAATAAAAGAGAAGCGGGGCTTGTTGTTATCCCATATATGGAAAATGAAGATACCGATGAAATAAACAATAATCAAGGAGAAAGTTTTATAAAAATTAGCACTACAGGACTAAAAAGACAAACCTATCTTCTTAACACCACTGCGGTCGCGGCGAACACTTCAATAACTGCTTTTCAACCTTATTTATTAAAAATTGATAAGGGAACTAAAACTCAAGGAAAGATTATTGGTATTGAAATATATGATAAAAATCCTTATATTAATTCTGATATTGTACCAATTTATTCTCTTGAGAAAACAGATTTGGCAGATGGAAGATATTATACAATTAAAACCGTGCATGACATTTCATCTCCTTATGTTGTTTTTAACGCAATTCTCGATAATAATATTAGTGACGACAAAGTTATTAGTGAGTTATATATAAAGAAATTTTCTTTTTTTGAAGCAAAAGGAAAAGCAACAGAAGAAGACAACGAAGATGGTACGGTAACTATTATTTCTGCCGATGAAAACAATCTTAAATTGATAGAAAATTTAGAAGATGGTTCTGTTTTATCTAATAATATGTTATCTTTGGTTAATCTTCCAATAGATCTAAGAGAGGAGACAGACGTTACTCCCTCTGCCTATACTTTAAAAAAAGTAAGGTATTTTAGAAGAGATAATTACGAATTAAAAGAAGAAAAAGAAATTCAAATAGATCCCTTAGTAGAAGATACTGTTACTTATTTTGATTTTTATGCTATAAAACCCGAAGATCTGGTAGAAGAAAAGGTCACTTCTTTACCAACAGAAAATATTGAGCTAAACAAAATTTATTGGTTACAAACAGACAATAAGCGCTATCAATATTATGAAGTTACTGTGAATGGTCAGACTGGAGGAGATTGGGACTTAGCTCTTTATGGTACTGGCGCGAATGACAAAACTCGTACTCTTAAGGCAGAAAAGTCTAATCGCTTTAATCTTCTCCAAGAGCTTTCAGAGTTATTCAAAGCTTGGTGCGTATTCAATATTAAAGATAACGGCGACGGAACTTTTGAAAAACAAGTTTGGTTTAAAGAAAAAGCAATCAATCATAATTTTTCAGGTTTTCATAAGGGGGTTAATTTACAAGGATTAGAAAGAAAAAGTGATAGTAATGAAGTTGTAACAAAAATCTTTGTAGAAGACATTGAAAATGAGTTTGCGGAAGATAGGTTTGTTACTATTAGACGAGCAAAAACCAATCCTTGGAAGGAAAATTATTATTACAATTTTAAATACTATGTTGACCAAGGTTTATGTGTGAAAGACGAGAGAGGATATCCATATATTGAGACCGATGTTCAAACATTATATCGAGAAGTAGGTAAGATTAATAATTCTATCTTTGATTATAATGATAAAATTACCACATCCGCAGGTAAACTAGAAGAACTTTCAAGAAATATAAAATCTTTGGCTTATTGTGTCGCAGGAACAAATACAAGAATTGCATCTTTGACTACTGATATAAACAATAAGAAAGTTAGTAAATCAGACAAAAAAGAACTTAAATCAAAAAGAAGCGAAGAACGAAGAAAAAAATCAGCTTATGAAAAACAACAGGCGGAAGCTGAAAAAGCCTATGCTACATTGAACAAAGATTACCAAAATTGGCTAAAAGAGGTTAATAGTTTACAAACAAAGAAAACGAACTTAATCTCTCAATTTGAAAGTAAATATTCTCAATACATCAAAGAGGGAGTATGGCAAGACGCTTCTTATGTCGATAATAATACTTATTATTATGACTCACAAAAAGTATCTAATACCTCTGCCCTACCCGCAACCTCTTGGACTATTTCTGTTTTAGATGGCAGTGTAGTTGAAGAAATGGAAGATTATCAGTTTTCAGTTGGAGACTTGACTTTCTTAGTTGATAATGAATTTTTTGGAGTAGAAAAAAATATAGAAGAAAATTATATATTTGAAGTTCTCATTTCTGGAATAAAAGAAAATTTTGATGATCCCTCTAAAAACGAGATAGAGGTGAGAAATTATCTTACTAGTTTTGAAGATATATTCCAGAGAATTAGTGCAGCAACTCAAACTTTACAATTAAAAGAACAGACTTATGACAAGGCAGCGAATTTTAATAGTAAAGGAGAAATTGATAGAGATATTCTTCAAAAAACTCTTTCAGATAACGCTTTAGTTCTTGCAAATGCAAGTGACAACAGCTATACTCTTGATGATTCAGGACTGTCACTACAATCTCTAGTTAATCCAATGAGAAAAATGAGAATTTTGGCAGATGGTATATTTATTACCAATTCTCTTGATGCAGCAGGTCAGCCAGAATGGAAGACAGGTATCACTGCTGATGGAATCAATGCTAGTGTTATTACTGCAGGAGAAATAAATACTGCCAATATTAGAATTTTCTCTGATGGGCAGCCTAATCAAACTTGGAATGCATTAGGAATTACTTCTTATCAACTTACTGGAGATGAAGTTGATACTAATCGTTTTATTAGATTTGACAACTTTGGCTTTTATTTTGTAAATGAAGGAAGAGATGGAGAAAATAACAGTCTTAATTGGAATTTTGATACTGAAGGAAATACTTGGTTTGAAACTCAAAGTAGAGAACAATCGATTCAACAAATTTATGATAATGCAGATTTAAGTATCACTGAAAAAGGTTTTAGGCTTAATATTAATTACGATGTTGAAATTCCTATAGGAAGTATTGCTGGAACCGATATTAAGACTGGATATAGTGCAGGAGGAGTAAGTGTAGGCTATCTAGGCAGTAAAAGTATAGATACGGATGATGGTGCTAAAAATTATGACTTATACGGTTTTTCCTTGAATGGCACGATTTCTTTGACGGTGGGTAATGAAACAGAAGAATATGATACAGGAGTAATTTTTTGTAATACCGGAGAGCATAAAATAAATAATTGGGTTTTTGGTATAGACAACTTGCAATCAGGCTATTCTCTAGAGGAAGAAGAATTCTCTCAAAATAAGATCAATCTTTCTCGAAACAGTATATATTTAAGAATAAAGTCTGATGACTTTTTAACTGTATATGATTTTGATCGTACCCCCTCTATTCGATGCGCTGACTGGGAAATTAGTTACAGTGAAACAGATTCTCGTATAAAAGTGTATCATTTAAATAATAAAGATAGTGATGGGTATTCGATGACAGAAATTATGTCGACCTATTTTTCTTCGGAGACTGATAACGGTTTAGTAATAAATGGAAATGTTCTAAAAATCCGGGGGCATGGAGGAAGTTTGTGGACTCACAGATTTTCTGCTCAATCGGGAATAGTAACTACATATAATGATAACACTATTTTTAAGTTGTCTAAAGAAGGAGAAAGGTTTGAACTAACTATTGGGAATCAAGCAAAAGATATAGTTGGTAGGATAGTCGCAGATAGAGTAAATATTTCATCCGCACTTCATGTGGGAGAACAGATAACAACAGATGGATATATCAAGGCCGATGGGTATATCAATACCAAAGGGTATATCAATGCCGATAGTTATGTATCAACACCAGCAGTTCGACTTATAGTTGGGGATGGTTATTATAGTTTGCATGCAAACGCCAATGGTAAGTTATTATTATCAGGAGCAGCTACTAGAAGAGTACATGTCCTTTCTGCTAATAGTGATAAAAACTTTTTAACAGGATCGTTCCGTATTCAAGATATAACCGTTTATTATGAGGATGGTTTAATTTATGATGTTGTAGACTCAACTCCTTGACTTTTTTTGAACAGTATGATATAATATATTTATAGAAAGAATATATATAGGAGGAGAAAAATGAAACTTTCATCAATAGAAAATTTATATATTATCGTAAAATCATTCCAAGAAAAGGAAATGCCAATCAAACTATCTTATAAATTCTCAAAAATTTTCGATTCTATTGAGTCAGATTATAAATTCTTTTTTGCTCAACTCAAAAAAATTCTCGATAAATATGCAGAAAAAGACAAAGAGGGAAATTTTGTTCAAAATGGGGATCACATTCCCCTAAAAAAAGAAACCTTCGATTTGGCAGAAAAGGCACTCAATGATTTATATGAAACAGAGATTACTTTGCCTAAAATCACTTTTACTCTTGATGAGTTAGAAGAGCTTAATATCAAACCTTTTGAATTAAAAGCACTTCTCCCATTTATCGAAGAATAAAAACTTAATAAAGATTCAGACCACTCATGCGAGTGGTCTTTTCTTTTTGTCAAATATTTAATTCCATCACTCAAATATCCAATTCTTTACCAATTTTCTGGAGAAAATCTACCAAAAAATTACTTATAATTGAACAGAGAGAAAAACAAATAAAATTTGGAGGTGTCTAATGAACAACCAAATAAATAATCCTATAAATAATATTTCATGCGCGCAAATGCAAAACCCAACACCAAATCCTTATTTAGCAAATTACGCACCAATGGGTGCGCAAACTCCATTTTATTCTCAACCTATTCTCCAGCCGGCAGGAATGGTATATTTAATTAATTCTGGGCAAGAATTGTCTACCATTCCTACTAGCGCCGGTCTGGCACTTTATTGGTGCAATCCTGAGAATAAAGTATATATACGAAATTATGTAAATGGTGTAGTAGAAACTAAAGAATTCTTCCTTTCTACTTCACAAAATTCAAATAACTCTAATGGCGCGAATAACCTCACTCAAGTCACAGGGGTAGACGCGATAGAAGATATTCCGACCGAATTATTCGATAAACTTAATGGGAGATTATCTTCCATTGAGTCACAACTTAAAAAAATTGTAAAAGGAGGAGAACCTGGATGGACGCTTTAAGCCCTATGCAATTAATTTCCTTACTACGAGGCGGCAACCCTCAACAAGTAGTACAACAAATAATTCAAACAAACTACCCTAACGATCCAACTATGCAACAATTATTGCAATACGCTCGCGAGGGTAACACACAAGCAATAAATCAATTTGCTCAACAATTATTTGCTCGGAGTGGGAGAGATTTTCAATCAGAGTATAAGTCTCTAATGGATACGATCAGACAATTGTAAGCAAATAAAAATATTTTTTCATTTAGGAGGTTTTTAAATGAACGAAGGTATTTCTGTAGCTGATGCTTTAGCATTAAGAAACACAGGTTACGACAATGGTAACAACAATGGTTTTGGTAACGATGGTTGGTGGATCATTCTTCTTATCCTTTTCGCTGCAGGTGGATGGGGCCGTGGTGGCTTCGGAGGCTTTGGCGGAAATGGCGGAGAAGGCTATTCTCCTTGCTGCGCTCCCGCAACTGCTCAGGGTGTAGCAGACGCTTTCAATTTCAACCAAATTGACAACGGACTTCGTGGTATCCAAAACGGACTTTGCGATGGTTTCTATGCACAAAATAACGCAATAAATAGCGTTCTTTCTGCAATTCAGAACTGTTGCTGTCAGACACAACTTGGTATGACCCAAGGTTTCCATGGTGTAGACAATGCGATTTGCTCACTTGGATACAATATCCAGAATGGTTTTAATGGCGTAGATAAATCAATTTGCACACTTGGATACAACAATCAAGCAGGCTTTAATGCCCTTGCAACACAGTTAGCATCTTGCTGCTGCGATCTTGGACGTGGACAGGAAAACATCAAATACGAGATGGCAAACAACACAAATGCTCTTCTTGTAGCAGGTGATAAAAATACTGATCGCATCATCAACTATCTAACACAAACAGAGATGGATAAACTTCGTACTGAACTTCAGTCAGCTCAGTTCCAGTTATCTCAACTCTCACAAACTAGCAACATCGTGAATCAGCTTATGCCTGTAGCAAAACCTGCATATCTCACATGTTCTCCTTACGCTGCAGCTTTTGGCTTTGGCGCTAATTATGGAGCAGGTTGCGGTTGCGCAAACACATGCTGCTAATCTAATTCTCCGTTAATACGTGAAAAGGGAGAAGTTTAACTTCTCCCTAAATTTTAAAAAGAGGTGATTTAATGAGTTGTCCAACACACAAAAGGCTATGTGACAAACTTGTAATTTCAGATAGTGTAACATTCGCAGATGGAACACTGACAATTGATTTACCTCAAGCCGCTTACGGCAATTGTCAAAAATATTGTATTGTTGTAGCACAAACTATTCCAGTAGAAACTACAATTACCGCACCTGTAGTAATAACAATCGGTGGAGATACCACAACTACATATCCATTACTCCATTGTGACTGTACTCCGGTGTATGCATGTTCAATCAACACAAGAACTAGATACTCAACTTGTGTACATACTGATAGAACAACAGGTACTTTTAGACTATTAGGAAAGCTCCCTTGCTCAAGGTGCGCAGATAATTTATTATCTATTCCTGCACCAGCAACTGCTACTCCAGCAGGATAAGAGGTGATTTTTTATGGATAAACTATTTGAAAATGTAAAAAAAGAACTAAAACAAATTGAAACAAATGGTCTTAGTTCAAGTAATCTTGATACAGCGTATAAACTTACTTGTATCGGAAAAAATATTAAAGAAATTGAAGAAAAGGAGGGTGACCAGAAGATGAGAGGGCGCTATGAAGACGGCGGATATAATGCTCGTGGCAACTATCGCGATTATAATGATGGCGGTTACAATGCTCGTGGCAATTATAGAGACGGCGACTATTCCGAGTATAACGACGGTTACGGACGCAGAGGAGTTCCAGGCTCAGGCCGTGGACGCTACAGAGGCGAAGGAGAGCGTTTCGGCAGACATATGGACCATATTGAAGATGGTATAGATATGTATATGTATGGCAGAGAGCGTTATTTCGATAGTGGTGACAAACATAGAATGCACGAAGGTCTTGAAAAATTCATGTATGGCATCTGCATGTTTGTAGAAACTGCTATGGATTTTGCTGAAACTCCTGAAGAAAAAGAAATTATCCGCAAACATATTCAAAAAATGAAGGCGATGTAATGAAGTATCAACATTATAATGCAAACCCCAGACAAAGACGTGTAAATGATTGCACAGTTAGGGCAATATCGCTTGCAACAGGACGCACTTGGGATCAAACATTTGAGGAACTATCCAAAGTGGCGCAGGCGCAAGCAATAATGCCAGATGATGTGACTTATATTGACGAGTATTTGGAACGAAGATTCCAGAAAGTATGTGGTTGTAAAGATAGAATAAGAATTACGGTAGGAGAGTTCGTTAACACTCATCCACAAGGAACTTACTTGATAACTATGCGTGGGCACATCACATGCGCAATAGACGGTTGCATATATGATACTTTTAATCCTAGTGATAGGTTCGTCTGGGGTGCGTATAAAGTAAAATAAGAGAGGGAGTAATCCCTCTCTTTATTTATGTCCATTCTGTAAAAGATAATTCTTTAAAAAGAGTAAGACCATATCTACCAATGCAAATTGCATCAGCCTCATCTTGAGTTACTTCTTTTTGATAGATTTCTTTTACTAAAAGTTGAGCAGATTTTTTCTTATCTGCTCGACTTTTACCTTTTATCCCATTATGTTTTCTCCAAGTAGCAGTATGAGCGATTTTATAAACAATCTTATTCTCATAAAACAAATCAATAAGAACACCTTGAAGATGCGCGAGAGCTTTGAAAGTTGTAACTCCAATGGTATTGAGATTTTCTTCTTCAAAATTTTGAAGTTGAATATCTTCTATAACAATTCGATCTGCGCGCCAAGAAGAAATCATATCTCTAACCCAATATTTCATTTCGTTAATTTTTTGTTCTGAAGATGAGCCTTTCGTATTAAACGCTCCATATTTGATAAGCTTATTGTCATCAAAGACTGCCCATCCAGTAGTGTTAGTTGCCTGATCAAACACAAGAGTGCGTTTTATTTTTGCGGGTTTGGGAGTTACTTGGAATTCTTTAGTTTCTTTCAAACCACTAGAAGAACAAGTTGGACATTCTCGATATTTTCTCCATTTATCATAGGTCATATGACAAGTGTGTCCTTCTGGACACAAGCATTCCATCATTGTAGAAAGATTTTCATATTTATCTGCAAGAAGAGTCCAACCATAAGATTGGTACTCTTTTTTTAAGTCTGTAATGTTGTATTTAGCCATTTAAATCACTGGCGAATAGACCGCTAGAACCAAAACCACCCATTCTATCTTCGCCAAAGTCTTTTACATTTTTTACTTCGTGAAATTCAATCGCAGGAGATTGCATAATATCCATTTGAGCAATTCTCATTCCTTTTTCAATGGTAATAGGGTCAGTACCTGCGTTCCAACAAAGAATTTTTAACTCATCTCTGTATCCTGCATCAATGATGCCTACGCTATTGGCAAGTCTAAGATTTGTTTTGAGACTCAATCCACTACGAGCATATATATGAACTACAAAACCATTAGGAATTGCGAGAGCGATACCTGTTGATATCGCGGCAGTACAACCTGGAAGAATTATGGCATCTTCATCAGCATAGATATCTGCGCATGCATCGGTTGAGTGACTATAAGTTGGGATGATTGCAGTTTCAGTTAATCTTTGAATTTGAACATCTACAATCGGACGGTTTAAAATTGCTTCAGAAAAGTTATCTCCTAAAAGTGTCATTAATCCTTCTGTAGTAATTCCAGAGTTCATTATTTCATCTTTGAATTCTTGAAACTCTTCATCATCAATTCCGCCGTCAATTTGTCCCATTAGGTCAACAAGTGCACTAAGAGTTTCCTTGTCATCAGTAGTATTTTTATTTTCAATAGGATGCGCTTTCATTACTCAGTACCTCCTTATGCCCAAAAATCATTGAATACTTTAGTTACTTTTACAAGATAGCCATAATCAATAATTTCACCTTTTGATTTCTTTTCTTTGTAGGTGTAACTTGCAGAAGAAACAGTGTACCCTTTTTCTTTTGCTTCTTGAGTAAAAGTCTCAATTGCTGCTTTTGCCTCGTCTTCTGTGTTTACACGATATTCTTCAGTTCTTTTTAAAAGTGTCATTGTAAAATCCTCCTTTCACTTTGATAATATCATTATATCTCATTTTTGCAAACAAGTCAAATATTATTTTATACTGTATCCATATTCTTTCGCGCCAAAAAATTGTTGCCAGTACTGTTCGCGCTCATTTAGTTGAGACTTTTCACAAATCTCAACAATCTCAAAAGTAAAATTCCATATTCCATCTTTTTGCATAGCAGGATATAATTTATTTTGAGTGAGCGGTTCTGCACCGAGTGCGCGTTTAATATGTTGTTTCCAGCGCTCTGCGATATTAACTGCTTGGCCGATATATACTTTTTGATTAAGAGTATTAGTTATTTTATAGATGCCTGTTTTTACTTCTTTCCCAACAACTCTTCCAATTAAATCAGTATATGGTTTTTCAAAGTATACTTTGTAAATGAGTTTATTAAGAACTTCTTTTTTAGAAAGTTTCTTTTCCACTTGTTTAAGTTCACAAATATCATCTAAATCTTCAACAGAAATTTGAAGTTTATAAAACTCACTCTGCATCTTCATTTCTTCTTGTCGTTTTGCATCTTCAATTGCCGCGGCGCGAATATGCCGAAAGACTTCCAATTCAATTTTACTGTTTTCTATTTGGAAAATTAACTCTTTTGATTTTGCTTCAAAATCTTCACGATTTTTCTGTAAGTTTTCTTCTAATCGTTTATTTTCTAAACGGGTGATTTCTGCGATATTTTGCTTCAATTTTTCACGAGAAAGTTCAAATTCAGAAGCAATTTGTTGGTCAATTAATTGACGTTTTTCTTCTCGATAAGCTTCAAGAACTTTATTATCTTCTTCTTGCCGGCGAGCGAAATTTTCTTTATATAAAGCTTCTCTATTTTGAAATTCTATTATTTGAGAACATACAGTATCTCTTTGTTGAGCAAGATTTTCTATTTCTTCTTGAAGATATCGTTTTCTCTTTTCAAGCTGAATTTCTTCCCACTCTTTTTTATTTGTTTCTTGTATTTTAACGGTTTTTCTGCCAATTATTATCCCGATAAAAACAAGTATTATGCCGATAAAACCTAACGTAAATTCCATTATAATAGAGATTGGTAGAGTTCCTTATCTACTATCTTATCTACCATATTAAGTTTTACTGCTTCATCGGCGCTCATCCACCAATCATCTTTAGAACGAGAAGAGTATTCTTCTTCAGTCATACCAGTATAACCAACAATAATTTTTCTTAAAAGTCCTCTTTGAACTTTATAAAAATCAGCTAAAGACTCAAATTTATGAGCATCCATTTGTCGAACACCGATAGAACCTTCATGCAACATAAGATAAGAATTAGGAAAAGCATATTTCTGATGACCAGTTAAAAATATCAATGCTGCGGCAGAAGCAGCCTGTCCTTGATTGATAGTAAAAATAGGAGTTTCACTAAAAGTAATTGCATCACAAGTTGTAAAACCAGCTTGGAGGTCTCCTCCCCAAGAATTTATCCAAATTTTAATTGGAATTCTATCTTCTTTCTCAATATCAAATTGTTTGTCTACTTGATTATAGAAACGAATCATATTCTCTAGGGCGACTCCTGTTTCAGAAGTAATATCTCCCATAATATATAAATTTCTATTTGTAGCATCAGTAAATTCACTTAAATCATCAAGGTCATTAATACTACTTATATCGTCTATTTTAAAATAAGAACGATACGCTTCTGTTATATCATTATCAATTGAAAAACCTAATTTACTAGGTACACGGATTTCATTAATCATTAGCAAAAATCTCCTACTTTATAGCAATATATACAATAATTATTCTCATCATATTTGTGAGGACATTGGTTTTGTAATATCTGAACCTCAGCAATTATTTTTTGTACTTCACTATTTAAAGTGAAAAAATCTAAAGAAGACGTTTCTTTAATCTTTTTATTTTTTTCATCAATTAAAGCTTTTATTTGTAATCCTTTAATTTCATCGTTGTTTGCGCCCATGGACCCATACACCTCCATTATTTTTAAATTCGTGAGGTTTGATATAAAACCAATCCTTCACTTCGGGATGATTTAATACGAAACAATCTATTTGAGATTGATCTTTTTTTGAACAAAATTCATAAAAACTAGGCTGTATTTTTGAACAACTCCAGTTACTAATACGAGTAAGAATTCTAAATTGTTCAGTTTGTTTTATTTGAGGATTAAATTTAAATTGAATATTTACTGAATTAATAATACAATATAATACTGTATCTAAGAGTTCAATTAATAAATCATCATATTCTTTCTGATTAGAAAATCTTTTTTTATTTGTAAGATAAACAATAATTGGAACTCTCAATTTTGCTTTTTTGATAGTAGAAATCTCTGCCCACGAAACAGTATTTAAATACCAAATTTTTACTTGATTTGTCATAAAAGGCGCATTAGCCCATTTTAGTGCAAGTTCTAAGTCATCACATTGTATAGGAAAAAAGAAATGTAATTTTTTAAACTTTCCTTCTTCATACATCTTCATAAGACTGTTATAGTCTTTTTCAGAACCTAAATCATAATCATAAATATTATTAGTGCCCGCGCCAGAGAAGAAAATGGAGTTTTTTCTAAGAGAGCCATATTTAGATCTTCTATAAGTAACTACTCCATTAATAAGTTTACCTTCCTCCCAATATTTACAATATTTATCATAAATACTTTTATCAGGTTCACAAGCAAATACTTCTTCTGGAATAGGGGCAACTATTCCATTGGTAAAATAACTGCCCCTGCAAGTAACATTACTTCTACTATATAATTCTTCAGGAAATTTAACTTTCCCTAATTTTGTTCTAAAAATATAGATTTTTTCATAGATATCTATATTTTGTCCATTTAATAAGAGATGAACAATATCTCTATTTTTCTTATGATAAGCAGAGTAAAGCATTACTTCTGGATTCGGTAAAAAAGTTCTTTTATTTATAAATAAATCTATATCAATAATTCCAACTAACATTATTCACCATACCTCTTAGACTGAAGAGTTATTAAACCATCATCATCAACTGAAGTAATAAGTTGAACAACTTCACCAGGAGTATTTTTATATTTCTTTAATTGGAATGTGTCATCTCTTCTAAGACCCGTAACCAATAACTTAGTTCCACGAGTAAACCAAGATTTTTCTTTAACTGTTTTAGTGCCGTCTGGATTCTTTTCACTAATCTGCTTATCAAATTTTGCATATTGTGCTTGGTAAATTTTGACATTAACAACACCATATTTTGTTAAAAGTGTAATTGAATTTTTATTTTTATTTTTATCTATTACTGTGCCCGCTAAACAATGAAGTTTATACATTGGAATTTCTTTTCCTTGAATATAAACTACTCTATCAAGCTCAGGTTCAGTACATAAATGATTAAAATTACAAATATTATAAGCATTTTCATCAACTTGAGCAAGTTCATGCTCGTGGTAATAGAAACCTATAGAATCCATTTCCCATTTTGAAATACTGCCTGCACAATATTTATTCCAATTTTCAAGTAAAATCTTATTGTTTAATTTTTGAAGTATTTCATTCTTGTTAATTTTAAGATAATCTCTTACTGGGTCCATCTGTTTTTTATAAATATTATCCCATTGAGTTTGAGAGATAATTTTTACAGGACGACCGCAAGAGTCTTCCTCAAACCAAGCCATATCTTCATCATAATGCTCACAGAAAAATCTATCTGCGATTTCATCTAAGTAATAAGCATTGAATTGAGACATTTTACATTTTTTCAAATATTTATTAAAGTTATAAACTTTAACTTCAAATTCCAACTCTTTCGGCAACAAATCATATTTAATTAACATTGCCATATTCTGAAGAGTAAGTCTCTGTTTTTTATCAGAGATAGAGTCAATGTATTCATACATAACTTTTTCTCTTTGTCCAAAGCAATCAAATGCACCAGACTTAATAAGATTTACCATTTGGGGTTTATTAACCTTTACTTTGTTTAAAAAGTCTTGTAAACTTACAAAAGGTCTATTCGCCATAATTTCCGCGATTACATCCGCACCCACACGAGTAATACCTTTAATTCCATAAATGATACGATTATTTTCTGCATCTGGAACAAAAGTAAAAGATGATTTATTTATATCAGGAGGAGATACTTGAATACCTGCTGACGCCATTTGACCAATAGCAGTAGAAATTTTACCATAGTTAGTATTTCTCTGTTTCTTCTTCTTTGTGTCAACTTCATCTTCTTCATTTTCTTCCTCTTCAAGATTTATTTTAATCTCTTCGTCTTCATCGTCTGCGTCCTCATTACCACCTGAGTTTGTAATAAGACAGGCGCAATTCCAATAGACTGAAGGATATAAGTTTGCCAACATAAGAGTTTGGATACCTACAAAGGAATAAGCTAATGCGTGAGGAAGGGCGAATGAATATCCCATTTGAGGTCCCATTGTTGTTTCCCAAACATATTCTCCAAAATTACGATCTTCGCACTGAGAAATAAACTTCTCTTTTAAATCTGCTACTTGATCCATTTTCTTTTTGGCAACTATTTTTCGTGCATCATTTGCTTCTTTAAGTTTAAAATGAGCAATACCGTCGTCCATACAAACTTTCATTAAGTCTTCTTGGGTTGCAGGCACGCCGTAACGAGGAAGATAATATTTTTCAAGGATTTTAATTTGCTTTTCTGTTAATCCTCTGCTTCTGACCTCATCATACCAAAGTTGCATATTATTTTTTAATCTAACATATCTATCAAGAGGTCTTTCTTGACCTTTTTCACCCATAAGTCTCATAAGGGCATTCGCCATTGTCATTTCAATAGGATTTTGTGGGCGAATGGCTTTTGCAGACTGAAGACCAACGTCTGAATTAAACTGGAACACATCCATTGTATCTCCTCGTGCGAGAGACTGCCAAACTCTATCATCTCTTAAATCTATTACAGCAGGGTGGAAATGTTTTTCATATATCTCTCTTAAAGTATTACAATCTTCAAAATAACCATCGTCTTTAAGAAGATTAATACCATTTGTAATTTTATCACACACTTCAGTTACCAAAAAGTCGAATTTTGTATCACCAAGTGCTTCTGCATCGTGAAGAGAAAACTGAGTGATTAAATCACCATTAGGACTTCTCATTAATGCGCCAGTATCATATGGGGAGCTATTGTATAAAATAACTCCTGATGCATGCTGTGAGCGTTTATTTACAAGTCCTTCAATTGACATCATAATTTCAAGAAGACCAGGATATTTACCTGTTTCTTGAATAAAAGTTTTAATTGGTTTTCGGTCTTTTTCTTCATTTCCATTAACTACATCATCAAGACTCCATAGAAAACCACGCTCTTGAGGGATAAGTCCACTAAGATATTGGGCAATATCAACATCAATACCATTTGGATATTCTTCACTTCTGTAACCACGACATGCAGTTTGAATAGCAGAACGAGTACCTTCAGTACCAAAAGTAGCAACCTGAAGAACATTAATTTCTCCACGCTCTTCTCTGATCTTTTTAAAGATAAGCTTTCTTTTTGAAGGACTTAAGTCAGTATCAACATCAGGAAGTTCAACACGCTCTTCGTTCAAGAAACGCCAATAGTCAAGCTCCCACTCAACAGGATCAAGCTGAGTAATACCGAGAAGATAGTTTGATAAGAAACAAACTGATGAACCACGCCCTGGTCCGCTCAAACTACCACATTCCCAGAATAAGTCAATATAATGTTGGAAAGTGTTAAAATATGAGAATAGACAGTTACCAAGTTTTTGACCAATGATATCAATTACTCTCGCTTCTGTTTCAAGACGTTGACAATAAGTTTCATTGCCATCTAAATTCAAATTTATAAGTTTTCTCACACACTCATTTATCCAATATCTTTCTTGGATATTGTCTGATGCGAGAAGTTTTTTAATAGTTGGATAAAAATCCCATTCCCAAGCAGAACAAGCAGGATAATTTTTTACTTCAACTTCTGGAATAATAGGATTATGAAAAATCTCATAAGTTCCAATCTTATTCATAATTTCCATAGTATTCGCGCACATTTGACTAAATTCTTCTTCATTAAAAAATGGGTACAAATTGTCAAAAGCTTCCTCATTATCCATAAGATGAGAATAATAATAGAAATCATCAACTTCTCTTTCTCCGTCTTTAGAATTAAGATAAGCTTTGTGGACTGGGCGGTCATTTGATGTTAGGTAATGGGCGTCAGTTGCAAAAATCATTGGAATATTAAATGCTTGAGCAATTGATTTTACTCTTGTGTTAAAAGTTATCTGATCTTTGCTCTTTGCAGGGGCAACTTCTATATAAAAATCTTCCCCAAATAAGCCTACACAATATTTAAGAAATTCTACTATCTTAGTTTTAATAGTATTTATTTCATCATCATCTTTTTTCTTTTCTGCTTTTACAAGTTCGTTTGTAAGAGTTGCAAGTTCTCCACCAAGACAAGCTGTTGCGGCGATAAGATGACCTTTATATTTATTTACAATTTCAGCAAGTTCACTTTTAAGAGTTGGAACTCTTTCCATACCTCTATCATAATATGAATTATACCAAGCAGTTGAGCTTAATTCTCTCAATGCTTTATGACCGACTGTGTCTTTTGCAATAAGAATAAAGTGAAAATATTTTTGAGATTTATCTCTTGTATCGGTAAGATAAATTTCATTACCTAGTCCAAGTTTAAAATCTTCTGGAAGTTTACCTTTCTTTTTCAATTCTTTTTCAAGTTGTAAGAACTGAACATGCGAGCTCAAACATTCATGGTCTGTGATTGTAAGACCTGAATAACCTAATTTCGCGGCAGTGGTAAGAAGATCTTTTGGACGATTGATACAGTCTAAAAGTCGTATATTTGAATACTCACTATGTGCGTGCGTCTCAAAGCGCGATATATCTTTAATTGGCATTCACATTCCTCCTATTTTCTTTCTATAATTATATTATACCATAAAAATGAAAAAAAGTCAAGAAAAATTTCTTGACTTTTTATTTTAACATTTTATTTTTCCATCTTTTGCACTCCATAGCCAATGGAATTCTGTGACGTAATCTTCTGTCATTTTATGTTTGTCCCAAATAAACCAAGCGTGTGCTTCGATACCATTGGTATTTTCAAAATCACCATTTTTGCCGCAAGCAACTCTATCAATATATTGATAGATTGCAGTAGGAGGGTATTTAGAAAAAATTTCTTCATATCTGCCTTTTGTTTCTACAAGTTTGGTGCGGCCGAAAACAACAAGCGCTTTTTTAGCAATATCTAATCCATGAAGAATAAAAGGAGTCGCTACTTTAAATGGTGGATTCATGATTACAAAGTCTGTCGCAACATTAGGATAATTCTCTGAAAGAAAATCATACTCATCTCCATGGTGATATTCAACTGAATTTGCAAAATGAGATTCAAGATATGAGTTTTCTCTTTGTTTAATATCTGTTGCATAAATATATGCATTATTGAAATAATTCAGAATACCTTCTACCATATGTCCGCCGCCGCAACAAGGCTCTAAAATATCCCAATTTTTATTCCTATCATATTTTAGTTGCCATAATATATTTTCCACTTCTGCGGGCGGAGTAGCATAATAGTCTAACGCTTCTCTTTCTTTGTGATTTTTATCATAACCTGCATATAAACCTTTTTTACTGTATTGTCCCATATTATCCTCCTTAAAACTCTAACAATGTATTTCTAAAATTATAATCTTCAATCATAATCTGCGGACTTACTGTGCCAGCCCACTCATTGAGATTTGCCCTACCTACAATATCAAGGCTAAATTCAGTTTTACCTTGAACTTCTTCAATCAATTTACTAGCTTTAAACATTACATAAGTAACACCATTCTTCACAAATCTCAAAGTATCCGCATTTTTACCGATCACAGAAGTTTCATCGCAAGATAGCTTAATATTCTCAACAGCAAAATAAGGTTCATCATTACCTTGACTCCAAATTTCTGGTCTTGATCCAATTTGGTCAATAGCAACAACAAGATCTTCATCATCACCGCTAAATAAAAAATCTGCTTCATAAACTCCTTCATTAAAATTGACATCTTTTAACTTTTCATTTGCATACATAGTAAATTTATCTACATTATTTTTATGAATTGATACACCAAAAGCATTAGCGTGTCCTTCTGCAAAATCGAAATATCCGCTATCAATAAGGAATTGTTTTAAATCTTTTAATTCACTTTTATCTGTGCCACGCCCAGACCCTTTAAGGAAACCTTCACTATCTTCTCTAACTACAAGAACAGGTTTTTTATATTTACTTACTAAATTCATAGCAACTAATCCTGTAAGAGTTGTGTCAATGGCATCATCTTCAACTTCAACAATAATAATTTTATTTTCATCAAGACTATTCTTACAAATTTCCATTTCAAGTAGGTCCATAGCCTTTTCTTTTGCTCTGTTTTGACGAGAGCGAGCGTTAGTACAGTTTCTTGCGTTTTGTTCTGCAATGCTTTCTGTAGCTCCGTCTCGTGCGCCGCGCTTAGTAGAAGGAACAAATTTATCTCCATTAATGAGAGATTGGAATAGAACTTCTTTTTCAGACATTTTTCCTACTCGAATAAGTGCATTTATCAAGGGCGCGATATAAAAAGAAATCTTGGTAGGAGTAAGATGAGTAGTATCTCCAATAGAAAACGCCTGTTTTTCTACAAGTTTCTGAAGTCCATAATTATTAATTGCTGAAAGTCCTTTTTTATATAAAAAGCGATTCTCAAGAGAAGTAATTCTCATCATATCGCCAATCATACCTACTGCAACTAAATCAAGATAATTATCTGCATAATTAGTATTTCTTTTTTTGTCAATATATTTACAAAATTTATATACAACACCAACTCCAGAAAGATTTTTATTTTCATAATTCATAGCAAGTTGGTTATTTACAACCGTAGCAAATCTACTATAGCTTTCTGCTTCGTGGTGATCAAGAACAATAATTGTTTTTCCTTCGCCCACCAACATTTTATGATAATCTTCATCATTTGAGCTTGCGTCAGGTATGATGATTAAATTTGCATCTGACTCAAGAACCTGTTTATAAGTATCTTCAAGTCCGTGCTGCTTCCCTTCGTGAAGAATATACTTCATTTCAATACCAGGGAAGGCATCTCTTAGATAATTCCACATTACCGCCGCAGAAGTATATCCATCTGCGTCACAGTCTACTAAAATAAGAACTTTTGAATTCCAATTAGATAATAATACTTGATATGCTGTTTCTATATTATCAAAATCTTCTTCAGGTAAAAGAGAATTTTCTGTTGGAAATAAAAACTCTTCTACATTAATAATCCCTCTATTAAGAAGTAAATTCTCTAAATAATGAGAAGAATATTGTACTAAAGGGTTAACCATATATTTCATTTAACAATCACTCTACTTTCATATAATTTTTGAAAAACTTCTTTCCCTTTATCAACAGGAGAATCTTTTAAATCTAATAGTCCTTCTCTGTCAAAAATAAAGGAGAAGTTTGCATAATTTTTATACTTCTCACACATTGAATATAGTTTATAGAAATATTTTTCTCCATCCTCGCTATGATACTCGTTATACTCTTTGTCAAAAGCAATAATAATCTCATCTGGCATACAAGTTTTAAGTAATAGGTTAATTTGCGCTTTATTGATGGATGAGCCACAACAAGCAACAGAGATATTACTTTCTTCACCAAAAAAACCATAATAATGAAGGCAGGATTTTTCGCCTTCAAAAATAATTACTTTTCTTTTTTTCTGAATATTGAATTTTGCCAAATCAAGTCCATACAAATTTTGAGATAAAGGGTGCGCGTACCATTTATTTTCAATTTCTAATGGCATGTACTTACCAAAAGTATCAATTTCATCTTGATTTAATGCACGACCACGAATTCCAATAAGTTGATGATTCACTTTAAAATGAGGAATAACAATTTTATTTCTACT